ATCTTGTCCTTGAAGTACTCCTCGTATTCCGATTGGTCGCTGCTGGCTTGGCCGTTCACCCCGACACCAGTTGGATACCATGGACCGACATTCCCGCTCCGATCCACCAGGCGCGCCCAGTAGAAGAAGGAAACGCCCGCGGCAAGACCGTGGATTTCGTGCTCAGCCTGCGGATAGGCGAAGTCGCCGAGTTTGGTGGCGTCGTTACGACTAGTCGTCGCGCTCTGCCAGATCTCCGTCCGCTCGGTGTCTTCGGCGCCAGCCGGGAAGCCCCAACTCAAACGAGTTCCGTATACGAGTGGTGTCGTGGAAAGGAATGCAACCGCGGGCGGCAGCCCCTCTTTCCCCTTCAGCTGGGTCAGCGTGGAGTCGCGCCAAATCGAGGTAATGTCGAACGAGCTGACTGCACGCACACGGGCAAGGTAAGCGCCCGCGTAAATCCCTACCACATCGACCGAAGTCGCACCGGTACGCTGAATTCGAACCCAGTTACCATTGTCCTTCCGCCATTCGACGTCATAAGCAATTGCGCCCTGTACTGCCGGCCAGGCGATCGTCATGGTGTTGACGCCGATACCCTGGTCAACAGCATAGGCCGACGTCAGCGTCACGCTGGCCGGCGGCTGCACGGTTGTCACCGGGATGATGCTGATCGGGCGCTCATCCAGCTTGGCACCAGTGTCGATAGCCGCAAACTTGCTCGGATTGAACTCGAGGGCGGTGATCTCGTACTCGCCTTCCTGGGTGCGCGTCGTTTTCAGGACGCGGAACAGCTGGACCGCCAGGTCCTCATAGTCGATCGCCCATTGCAACTCGGGTTCTGGCTGCACACTGTATGCGGTAGTGACCGTCACGGAGCGGCCAGAAACGGACTGCACGGTACGAGCCTGGGCGGTGCCGTTCGGCAGGTTCAGGATCAGACGGTCACCGGCCTTGATAGGAGTGTCACGGTCCAGCGTCACAACCCGGCCAGCGGCCGCCGAAATCCGACCACCGTTAGGCCGGCCGGCCACCAGCTCGTCAGCCACAGGGATGACGAAGCCAGGCAGCGGGATGCGGCCTTCCATGCCAGTCTTGAAGGTGACGGTGCGATCCTGACTGTTGCTCAGCAGCGCCCACTTACCACGGCGCTGGGCCTCCGAGGCCCGTGTGCACCCGATAGCCGAAATCTCTACCGGACGATCTCGGTACCGTCTCTGGAGGGCCAGGTCGGTCACCGGAATCACGTCAGTGTCGTAGTTGTTGGCTGGATTGTCGTAGCTGACCAGGGCGCGGCTGTAGTGGGTGTTGCGCTCGGCCCCGCCATATACGAACTCGCCGTCGATGACGTTGGCTCGGGTGAACACGTAGTCGATGTCTTGGGCGCGCGGCATGTCCGCCTGCATGAACAGCGAGCCGTGAGCCCAGTACACCATGCCACGGTAGATGGCCGAAAGGTCGCGCAGCAGGGTCCAGGCTTCGGCGCGGCCCTGCAGGTTCATGTCGCAAAGGTAACGCGGTTCCTGGCCCCCCCGCCCATCCGAAACCAACTGGTCGCAGTACTGGGCGATGCGGTACATCTCCCATTTGTCAATCATCCATGACTTGATGCGCTTGCCCAGGCCAAAACGGTCCTCGACGCACAAGCCGTAGGTGACGAACGCCGGATTGTTGGTCCAGGCCTGCTTGAAAGTACCATCCCACACTCCGGTGTAGGTGCGTGTCACCGGGTCGTAGTTGGTCGGCACAGGCCAGCGCTTAGCCTTGCACTTCACGGTCACGGCCGGGATGTTCTGGAACTGTTGCGCGTCGAACTCAATGTAGAGCAGAGCCGTGTTTGGGTAGCGCAGCTTCTCGTCGATGATCTCGGTGTAGCCAGCGATGGTCATCGTGTCGGCCACAGTGCCGCTGTTGGCATTCGGGGTAATTCGACGCACACGCATCATCCAACCGGACGTTGCCGCCGGCAAATTCACCCGCACCGAGCGCTGATACCCGTTTGTAGTTTTGCCGTCCACCGCCCCCAGGTGAGCCTCGACGTACGCGCCGCCATCGGTGGCAATGTCGATGGCGTACTCGATGCGGTAGCCATTGGTGTTGCCGCTGCTGTCCTGCTGGGCCAGGCGCGGCCAGGACATACGCACGCGCACGGCCGACAGTTGGATGTTGCTCAGCGCCCGGGTGAACGGGTTGTCGCTGCGCAGTTCGACGTTGACGGTGGTCTCGCTCTCCACCGACGGAATGCCCTGGATGTAGTCCTGCTCGATCGTGCCGCGGCGCCACTCCCACTTCACACCCGGGAAGTTCACGTTGCCGCTGGCGTCCATGATCGGCGTATTGTCGAGGTAGATATCGCGGTCGGTGGGCGTGCCGTCAAATTCACCCTCGCCTACGGCCAGCAGAATGCTAGCGATGTTGGTCGACTGCAGGCTGTCCGGTGCCTCAACAGGCGTCTTCGGCTTGCTACTGCCGCCTTTCGCGCCAGCGACTTCCAAGTGCTCTGCTACGCCCATACTTTTCTCCAGGCAAAAAGAAACCGCCCGGAGGCGGCTTGTTGGTTGTGATGACGCTACGTCTTGTCTTCTGCGCGAATCGAGGCGGAGATAACTGCACCGCCCCATCGACGCTCGCCGATACAGATCGGGACAGGGTTGCCGCTGGCTGTGGTGTTCTTGGCGCTGCCAAAGGCGTAACTCGGCAGGTTCTCGGGTGCGGCGCTTTGGGACAAGCCCCTGGCCTGTGGGCTGAGCATTTGGATGACCCCGCCCAAGGCAAGAGATGCACCGAGAGACTGCCCCCACCCTTGCATCCCAGGAACGAAAAAAGACGCAACGAAGATTACGGTACCGATGATCGTCTGAAGAAGACCTCCGCGCTTGCTCCCGCCAATCACAGGAACAATGCGAATCTCTTTGGTGCCGCGGCGCCCTAGGTCATCGGCGCCTACGTTTTTTCGGTTGCGGAAGACGGCAAAGCGTATCCCTAGGGCATCAAGTCGTCTGATTTCCTCCACAAATCCGGGAAGAGTTACGCGCAACGCTTTGAACGCTTCCCACCACTATCCAACTGGCGGCGGTGCGCGCGGCCAAATTTCTGGGCCAGCGAACCGGAGAGCTTGATGGTAGTCATCTGCGCGTAATGCGCTACCGTTGCAGCCATACTTTCCTCCAGGCAATGAAAAACCGCCCGAAGGCGGTTGGTAGGTGGCACTACGTCAAAGGCACGACTTTACCGCACTCTCTATCGTGGAACGCCCGACGCCGGGCATCCATGCAACCCGTTGATAAAACACAACTGAACTACCTGCGTCTGTCTTCGAGACTTCAAGTAGTTCGTCTGTTAGGTTCATCGCAGCAACGACAAGACGGTAGCCATTCTGAGTTTCTGACATGGTCGCTTCAGATCGAGCATCTTGCCATTGAGGGAATACACATAACGCGTACTCCTTTGGTGATTTCTTGGTAACGGCTTGGGTCGTCGGTGAATTGCCTTTCAGATCGCTTGGTGACACGCACCCCGCCAACAACGCCAGCCCTATCGCACCGATCAGAATTCGCATGCAATCCTCCTTTTTGATGCGGGCAATCTACCACCATCAACAGGAAGCGCCAAAATCCGGGCTATCGCATCCCAAAGGAATATCGGTTGGCTATCATTGAAATCAGCTGCATGGCCCGTCCTCGCCGCAAGCTCTTCGACCTGCTTGTGGCGAATATGTGTTCGTTGGACGCTTATCAAGTTCCCGCTATGGGGTAGTGTTCAATACGGCACTGATGGGGATGGCCATCGCCTTTACACGTCCCATCCAGATATCGGTAGTTGATGTGCATCAACTGGCCTTTTTTGGGCCACTGCCTGCGTGGAAGCGTGCTTTGGTAATCAGCAGTTTCCGGTACGAATGTGATAGTCGCCCCCTTTTCCGGGCATTCTGCCGTGGTCGATGCCTGGCTTACCTTCACGACCTGGGCCTGTAGCTTTGGATAGGGAAGCTTCAACACATCAGTGATCTGTAGCTCCATACGGCAAATTTGCCACGTCGATGCTTGTACTGGCTGGCACATTACGAAGAAGGGAAAGGCAAATAGGGCGTAGCGAGTTGCACGGTAGTCCATTATTGGCCCTGCCTTGAATATTGAGATCCGAGGCATTATCAGTCGTGGACTCACCGAATCATAGGGCGATCCTGTCTCTCGGGCATTCAGCCAAGTCGATGCGCGCCCAAGCCATGCAAGGTGACTTCAGCGAACGCTAAGGGTTGATACGCCCTTGTGGCATGCTGCATCTCACTCTCTCCTGCGGCCAAGCCGCTTCATTTTGCGTCCTGATGACGCAACACAAGGCGCATCCGTTCGAGCCAAGGCCCGCCGAACACGATGATTTCCGATGGCCGCCCCAGCAAGTGGTGCAGCATGAACGGCCCTGGCCCGAAAACCTGAGCCGCTTCCTCGGGCAGTCGCGCGTCACCACCCAGGTAGATGCCGGCGTGGTTCGGATGAGCCGTGCGACCCACCGCCATGACGATCATGTCGCCGCGTTGCGGCTGGCTGACATGGTAGAAGCCGGCTGCCTCATAAGCCTGCTCATAGAGACTCGGTCCGTCCGCCTGCTCCCACCAGCCCTCTTCACGACTATAGGCCGGGAAATCCAGGCCCCACTCCCGTTTGTACCAGTCCGCGCAGACCTGCCAGCAGTCCCAGGCTCCGTGCACGAACGGCCGGCCGAGCAACGGTGCGTGACCGGTTGGCGTGACGGTGCGCAGGTCACCCTCCGGCCAGGATAGGATGTGCCAGGGCAACCCAGTGGCCTCGCACATGGCTAGGTCACGGGGTGAAGGCCTGCTGGTGGCATCTGGATGCGAGTGCACAATGCCGATCACTTCACCCTGATCTTCGGCTGCAGCGTACTGCTCCGGCGAGATGCGGAACTCCTCTGCAGGATCCGCAGCGGTGTTGTCACACGGGAAGTACCGCTGAGCGCGCCCCACAGCGATGAGCAGCCCGCAGCACTCCCGCGGGTACTCAGCCGCTGCGTGCGCTTGCACGGCGGCCAGGATGTGTTTGCGCATGGTCAGCTCCGTGCGATGAGGGAAACGGCCGGGAAGCCGCCAAAGGGCAGTTGGTTGCCCTGGCCAAACCGCACGGTGCAGCCTGAGTCGAGGCAACCGTTGCACTGGTCTTTGGCCGGGTCATCCGTGGGCTTGCCGTCCAAGTCGTAGTAGGGGCCGGTGTAACCACAGTTCGGGCCACGGTAGCCGGCGGTCATCGCCCAGTGGCATAGCTGGGTCATCTGCCGACCGATTGTCTCACCGCCCACATCGCCAGGGCTGGCAAGCTCCCAAGACACAGTCATACCGTTCTCGGACACCTTCTGGTCGATATACCAGACCTCAATGGCTTCTTGGGTCGGGTCGGCCTCAGGGTTGCCTTCCGGAAAGTTCACCGCATCCAAGTAACGCGCCATCGTGTGGCGCATGGTCAGCTTGAACTCGATGAGGTTGTCGAAGGTCAGGCACAAGGCTGTGATCCGGCCGTTCACATTGCCCACGGTCAGCGTGGGGCGAACGGCGGTACCGTCCGAGTTCGCTTCGATGCCCTCGATCTGCACCGGCCAGGCGCCGTACTCATTGCCCTGCCACCAGATCGACTTCGCCGGCAGCTGGTCGGCGCTCGCGCCAGCCGCTGCCAGTTCTTGAGGTGTGTGCGGTATCGCGTGCCCGTGGAATCGCAGCGTGTCCGCTCCAAAATCGGAGCCATCCAATTCGAACAGAAGGATTTCCGCGCCCGGCTCCAGCTTCTGCAGCTGAGTGATCAAGCTCATGGATGAAATGCTCTTTCAAAGGAGGCTGTCAGCACCGCCACGCCGCCCGGCTTGCGTTGCTGCCTGAACGTCTCGCACCGGTACAAGCCGAGCACGCCCTCTGGGTTCGTCCACAAGAACGACTTTGCCCCTCGGTGCCGCCGGATGAACGCCAGGATGGGGGCGACCTCGTCAGCCAGGCCGCCGAACGACAGCGACCAGCTGTCAGACTCGGCATTCAGGCCATCAGTGGACACCTGGGCGTAGTTGTCCCCGAACTGTGATTTCCGAGTGCGCAAGGTGCTGTCACCGCTGGCCTCGTCATCTGGCGCCCAAGTGAATGTTTCGATCGCCATCAGCGTCTCCCGTTACTGTTTCGATAGCTCACTCCCCCGGCCCGCCAGGAAGCGGCAATGGCCCGCTCTGCCACCCCCTGCATCTGTTGTTGCAGGTTCTGCTGGAGAGCGGTGCTGTCCAACTCCATGCCGTCAGAGCTGCGGTCTTCAACGTTCACCGAAACCGGCACGCTGAGCTGCACCACCGTGGATCCGCCACCATTGCCGCCAACGACCTGAACGCCAAGTGATCCGTCCGAGCCTCTGGCCAGAGGCATGATTGCTTCGGGCCCAGCCTCGCCCGCCACACCCAGGCCGCCATTAGCCATCCCAAAGGCGGTCGGTCTGCTCAACACGCTGTTGGTGAACGCGCCGCCCTTGGCGAACAACTGCACGCCGCCAGACCAAGCACCGCCCAGCGCCTGGGGAAAATACGTGCTGCCATAGCCAGCTTGCGAAGCTCCGAGATTTGACGAGATGGCGCCCGCAGAGCCGGGCGTCATGCCGTTGCCGGACCCGCCCCCGAAGTAGCTGCCTACCGCTGACACGCCCAGGCCGACCAGGCCACCTAGCAGTGAACTCGCGGCCTGCTGGCTGGCGATCCTGGCCATGTCCGTAATCACGCTGGTGGTGAAGTCCCTGAACTTGGCCTTACCCGTCATGGCGAACTCGGCCACGGCGTCCCGGGCTGTGTTGAATCCAGTGGTGAGCATGTCGTCGGTTGCGCCGGCCACGTTCGCCGCATCTGCCTGGATGTTGGCCCAGGCTCGTTTGGCGCCGTTGCGGTAGTCCCGCTGGGCTTGCAGCCGAGCTTCAAACCCGTCCACCTCCATCTGCATCTCGCGGACCTGATAGTCATCCAGATCTGCCAGCCGCTGCTGATAGGTGTCCTGGCTAAGCCGCCGCGACACATCCTCCTGCTGTTCCTCCAGCTGCCGGCGCGCTTCGGCATATTTCTGCCGCACCGCATTCAGCCGATCGGCCTCCTCGCGCTGGTCGTCGCCCATCCCGACACCGGCAACGTCCGCATTGATGGCGTCCTGGCGGGTCTGCAGCACCACCTCCATGGCTTTGCGGTAGGCCTCGGCGCTGTTGCGCCGGATATCCGCAAGCTTCTTTTCTTCCTCCGCCCGCTTCTGGATGGTGGTATCGGCGTACGCCGTGTTCAGGTTCTTGATGCCGAGCTCCATCTCGGCGGCGGTGATCTTGCCGGCAGCTTGAGCTTTGCGCAGGCCCTGCATCCCTTCTGCCAGGTCGGCGAGCCGCTTCTTCTCCGGCAGCGCTCGGTCGATGATCGCGTCGAGGGCCTTGATCTCATCCTTCAGGGCCTTGGTGCGGTCCTTCGAGCCTTCGGTGGCATCCTTGTTGGCCTTTTTCTGTGACTCGATCGCGCTGGCCGCCGAAAGAATCGCCTGGCGATCGGTTTCGGTGAGGTCGGCGTTTTCCGCGATGTACCGGTTGGCGGCCTTGGTGGCGTCGCCATTGTCCTGCAGGCCCGCAAGCTGCTTCTGTAGCGTTTCGAGGTACGTCTGCCCGGCGGTGCTCATGCCGGCCTTCGCGGCGTTGTTCGCCTGGGTGGCCGAGGTGTTTTCCTCGGTTACGCCGGTGAGCACCCTTAGTGTTTCGGCGATCAAGCCCGAACGCTGGTCGGCGTCGCTAACCGCGCCGGCCTGGGTTATCCACTGCTGCACCGTGCCGGCCGGCAACTGAAGGCGGTTACCGACCTCTTGCAAGATCGGCGAAAGCCCCTCGCCTGCCAATCGCGCTTCATTGAGGCGGTCGACCAGGCCCTGGTACTCAGCCAGCTGCCGGTTGTACTGGCCGCCGGAGTCGCGCGCAGGCGCAGTCACCACGGCAGAACGGATGGACTGAGCCAGGTCGCCATAGGCGTTCTTGACCTTGTCGGTCGCAGTGACCTGCTCCTGCTGCCACTTGATCAGCGATGCTTCGCGCTGGTCCTTGTTGAGCTTTGAGAATTCCTCCCGCAGCTGGGCAACCGGCTTGTGCAGGTCTTCCATGCTGACGCCCGCCTGATC